GTCCTGGCCGGGGCGGCCCTTGGCGTGGCGTTGGTGTCGCCAAAGCCCGATAACGATTTCGATCTGGGGCAGGCGGCGGCGTGCATGCAGTTGGCGGCCTGGGAAATGGGAATCGGTTCGTGCATCGGTTCGATGTGGGAGCCGGACAAAGCGAAAGCGATTCTCGGCATTCCGGCTGAACTCCATTTCGATACCGCCATTTCCTTCGGCTATCCCGCACCCGATCAACGCCGTCCCGACGTGGTGAGGGGGAGCGGGCGCAAGCCGTTGGAGGACGCCATCGAGGAAATCGTCACGCGGGCGTTGCAGGGCTATCTCGGAGGATAAGGCCATGAAGCGGAGAACACTTGTTGTGATGTTGCCAGCACTGGCGACAGCAAATCTAGCCTCTATCGTAGATCTATGGGGTTCAGATTGTATTCCGCAGGATTTATTGTGCGACTGGCCTGAGCCAGTGTTCGTCTATAGGGGGATGCCGGTTAGTTGGACAGGATGGAAAGGCGCATCAACTTCTCGCCACATTTGTGGACAATGGACCGCATTGGAACGATTACCGAATGGCAGAGTCGGACGGTGTTTCTACGTCAATACGCCTGGAACTGGAGAGGGTCCGTATCGGCCAGGGGATGAGTTCTATATCGGTGGTTGGACACTTGAAGATGAAGAGGGAATGTTCAAGAAAAAATACCGTTTGCAACTGATTGAACAGGGTCGTCAACGTATGATCGCACTACTGGATCAGTACCTGTAGAGCCATGCCCTTCCTTGCCTGCTGCTCCTGTGGTCTAGCGATTGAGGGAGACTGTTCTCAGCATGGCGAACTGGCGGTCGCCCAGGCTGTTCGCCACCTGCAAATCGCCGATGGGCATATCGTCCACGACGATGAAGTCTCGATTACCTCGCTGCCAATCCGCCCCTACGGGTATCGGCATGTTCCTGCTATCCATCCATCGGAGCGAGCTGTTGTTTGGATGCACCCCAAAACCGGCGAAGTCCGCTACCCTGACCGCAACGACCGCCGGATGCCCGAGCGTTATGCCCGTCAAGGTTTCGTCCGCCATGATCTGCCCACCCTTCATTCCGTCGAGCGTTTTGAGCGCGATCATAACGTCCAAAACGAGGCTGCTTGGTTCGATCAAGGCAGCGGACGCAGCTTCCTTGAGGAAGGCTAACCTTGGCTGACCAGATTCCAACCTCCGACCGTGACAGCCAAGTCCACGGATGGATACGGGAAGCTATTCAGGAGGGGGAATCCTTCGTCAAAGCTCAGCCCGGCTACAACCTGATCGCCAAGTCCATCGAGGCTGTCGGCCAGACCCGCGAAGACATCCGCCCCGGAAACCTCTCGACTACCTCGGCCAACCATTACGCCAAGGTCGCCGACGACCTCGCTGCCTATCTGACCGACATCAAGCCTTTCTGGGAATACCGTACCCAGAACAAGCGCTACGAGAAGCAATCTGAAATCTTCGGCAAGCGCGCAACCCACTGGTACCTTCAGCGCCAGATCGACTTGCGCTTGCTGGAGGTTGTCAAGTATTGGTTAGTAGCGGGCACCGGATTTCCGCATGTGTTCTGGAACCCCGAGATAGGCGACACCGATGTTCGCGCCTTGGACCCTCGGGATGTTCTCCCCATTCGGCCCTCCTCGAACCTGACGTTGCAGGACGCTTTCGGAGCCGTCATCCGCGAGGAGCGGACAGTCAATTCGCTGCGCCGTCGATGGCCTAAGTTAGCCTCCCAGATTCATCCTGACCGTGACGGCTCGACTTCCTCCCGGCAGGATGCTCAATCCCGCGCCGCCCAAATTTATGAGGCTGTTTCCCCATTCTGGGACCGCATCCGAGGCAAGGCAGCGCGGGAAATCCCTCGCATCCCCACCGCCGATCATTACACGGTCTATCTCCGGGACGATTCCCGTAATGAGAACAGCTACCCCGTGCAGATGGGCGAATTCGATCAGGCTGGCCGCCCGCTGACGAACTGGTCCTACATCGTCCAGCCGGATGAGCCGCTCTATCCGCGTGGGCGCTGCATCACTGCCACCAACACGGTCATCTTGCATGATGGTCCGAACAGGTATTGGCACGGCTTGATCCCGCTGCCTAAGTTCACCTTGAACCCCTGGCCGTGGTCATGGCTCGGCAAAGCGCCCTTGTGGGACCTGTTACCGCTTCAGAAATCTCTCAACAGCCTGCTGAGGGTGGTCGATGACCATAACGAGAGAGTAGCGCGTCCTGGCCTGATCGCCGACAAGAACTCGATCAGCAAGTCGGAGTTGAACTCGATCGACACCCGCCGGGCCGGTCTGCGCATCCGCCACAATCCTACCGCCGGAAAAGGCGTGGTCTTGGCGCTCGAACCGCCGCTCGACCCGACGATCGAGAAGACAATCCAGTTCCTCATCAACGAAATGGACACCCTGAGCGGCGTTCGGGATCTCGGGCACCTCTCGCGGCTCAACCAACTCCCCTCCGGTGACACCATTGAGCGGCTGGTAGAGGCCATGACGCCCAAAATCCGCCTGTGGAGCCGGATGATGGAGTCCTTCGTCCGCGAGTTTGCGATGATGTTGGCCTATAACTTCGCCCAATTCGACACGCTGCCGATCCGGCTGCACCTTCTAGGGGAAGATGGCGTTACGCCGGAGGACTTCGACTTCGATCCGGGCAGCTTGATTCCAGACTATGTCCACGCTTCTGACTTTGACAATCGCGGGGTAGCGACCGCCGAGGCGCTGGCCCGAGGGCCGATGCCTCGCTTCGACCGGGCGCAAGAGTTTCTGCGCCAGTTCACATTCCATATCGCTCCGGGATCGCTGCTGTCGGCCAGCGAAATCGAACGGAAGTTGTTGTATCTGCAGTTGGCGCGGGCTGGTCTGGTGGACCCCTGGACGCTTCTTGAGGTCTTAGGCATCCCCAATGTAGGCAATCCCCCGTCAGGGGCCAACAGCATCACTGAGCGCTTACAGGCCGCTCAATCGCTCGGCATCGGGATGCAGGTCAATCCGGCGGGGCGCAAAGCCAGCGGGCAGGAGATGCCCAGAATGGTGATGAAAGAGAGCTAGATAGGAGTAATATATGGCGCTTCGCGCAATTACCGTTACTCTCGGGGCGACAGCGACCCGTGCCATTACCGCACACACGCCTATTTCATTCTTGATGGTCGAGAGCGAGACAGGCAACGCCGATGTCAAAATCGGCGGCTCCGGCGTTTCTGCTACTGACTACGGCGCTATCGTCACCGCCGGCCCGAACAACGCAAAGCGTATCGGTCCCTTCCCGCACGGGATCACGAACCTTGACGAGTTCTACTTCTTAGGCACCGATACCCAGAAGATTCACCTTTTGGCGATCACGCCGTAAGGAGCTATCGCCGATGTCTACTTGGGGCGTGCCTACACCGCAGATCACCCGCTTTGTCGGGCCAGTCATTGACGATCGGTTGGAGAAGTTGATAGCCAATCAGTATCGCGCCGCTGAAGCCCTGGAGTCGGCCAAGGACGAGCTTCGTGCGCACACGCAGGGGAACCAGGTCGAAGTCCTACTGATCCTGCGGGGGTTGCAAGAGCAAGAAGCGAACGATCAAACGGCGCTGGTCGCCGCGATGGCTGCTCTCAATGCGACACTCCTTCAGGAGATTGATCGAACGCAGGTACGGATCATTGAGATCCAGCGCGAGCAACACAATGATCTTCAGAGGCGATTTGTCTGGATGGAGGATCATTTGTGGGAACTATTCTGCTACAGCCTGTGGCAGTGGATCAAGGTTTGCGCTGACCGAAGCTGGACGGCAACCAGCAAGTTGTGGAGAAGGCCCTGATGCCCGTCTCGAACACTCCCTGGGCAGGCACGCTTACCCTGACTACGGCTAATACGCCTTATCAGTTGTCGCAACTACTTAGTGACGTCCCCGCAGCCCGTCGTCCGATTATGGGCAACCCCCCACGCGCTCAGTTCGTCGCTATCCAAGCCAACCCCGATGCTGGCGGCGCTCGTTTCTACATCGGCAATCCTGACTTGAGTACAACCAACTACGGCGCGCTGATCTACGCCACGCAGGTCTGGCCGATTTATTCGATGGACGTGAACCTCATCCGGCTAGACCACATCTACTTGGCTTGCGACACTAACGCCGAAACGGTGAATGTCCTCTTTATAACACGATGATGCGGCTGATCTTGTTATTTGTGTGTCTGACCACGTCCTTGCTGGCTCAGGCCGGCAACACCGTGATTCTTCGTTTCGCCGGCGTGCCGGCAGGTTCTTGCGCTCCGATCATGCTGGCGGTCAACAATGCCAACGGAAATTTGTATGATTGTCAAGCGGGAGCGTGGAATCTGGTCGGCCCCGGTGGCGGAGTGGGCGCGCATAATTTCCTGTCTGCCACCCATTCGGATTCGCTTGCTTCCAGCCCGGTTCTGGGCGGCATCGTTGCAGCAAACGCTACGCCGGCATGGGCGCAAGTTACCGGCAACACAACGACAACTAAACAGTTCCTCACTCAAACCGGAACCGGCGCAGTCAGCGCCCTTCCGGCCTGGGCCGTTATCGTCGATGCGGATGTGCCGGCTACAATTACGCGGGATTCCGAGGTCAATGTCCAGGGCACGGCAAACGAGATTACCTCCAGCGGGTCTGGCGTCGCTCCTACGCTCTCGATCGCAGCAGTTCTGAATCTGAGCACAAAAGTACTTTCTGGCGGGTCCCCTTTGGTGTTCGAGGGGGCTACTCCTGATGCCTTCGAGACAACGCTGGTGGTAACGGAGCCAACTGCGCCACGAACCCTCACGGTGCCCAACGCGGACAGTGCGGCGGTTCAGCCCTTGACCTGTTCCGGGACGGACAAGGTAAGTGGGGTTTCGACCCTCGGGGTCATCACCTGTTCGGCGGACGTGGACACGACGGCGGCGCATAATCTGCTCTCGGCGACACACACCGACACGGCTGCGGCGAGCGCGGTTCTGGGGGATATTCTGGCGGGGAACGTGACGCCGGCGTGGCAGCGAGTGGCTGGCAATACGACCACCGCCAAACAGTTTTTGACCCAGACGGGTACGGGGGCGGTGAGTGCCCTTCCAGCGTGGGCAGCGATTGTGGACGGCGACGTACCGGCGGCAATCGCCCGTGACGCCGAGATCAACGTCCAGGGAACCGCCAATGAGATTACTTCAAGCGGAGCGGGCGTTGCTCCCGTGCTCTCGTTGTCCGCGTCGCTCGACGTTTCGGGAAAGGAATTCCTCGGTGGAAGCCCGTTTCGGATGGAGGGCACGACCAACGATAATGTGTACGTCACCGTCGTCGTGACCGACCCTACGCTGGCGCGGACGTTCACGCTTCCGAACGCCGATAGCGTCGCCGTTCAGCCCGACGCCGGAGCCGCGAATCAATTCTTAACGGCCATCTCGACGCTCGGGGTCATCAGCAAGGCGCAACCTGCGTTCTCAAACCTCTCAGGTTCGGCGACCTTGGCGCAACTCCCGTTCGGGACCGCCAACCAAGTTCTCGGAACCAACGCCGGGGCCACGGCGATCGAGCACAAGAGCTTGGCGACGGGCACTACTGGAACCGACTTTGCCATTGCCCACGCGGCCAACTCGGTTACGTTCAACCTCCCGTCGGCGTCGGCGACCGTTCGTGGGGCGCTGTTGTCGGCGGACTGGACGACCTTCAACAACTCCGTCGATTCTGTGTCCGGCACCGCCAGTGAAATCGGTTCGACCGGGGGACAAACTCCGGTTATATCGCTGGCTGCGCAACTTGCCCTGTCGGGGAAAGAACTATTGGGCGGATCGCCTATCCAGTTCGAGGGCACAACCGATGACAATGTCTACACCACGATTGTGGTGACTGACCCGACTCTGGCTCGTACCTTTACCCTGCCCAATGCGAACAGCGTGGCGGTGCAGCCACTGACTTGCTCGGGCAGCGACAAGGTGAGCGCCGTATCGGCTCTTGGCGTCGTTGCCTGCTCGGCGGACGTGAGTGGAGGGACTCCCGCATGGGAAAGTTTGGTGAATTCCGCCGATACCGCCACATCCTACACCTCAAACAATACTGCCGAGACGGTCACGTTCTCGTTTGAATCGGCGTTTGGGGCGAGTCAGCAATTCTTAATCCGGCAGCAGACCGGGAATCCCACTGCCGGTACGCTGCTCGATGTTCGGGCGGCGGATGCGCAGGTGACGGTATTTCGGGCGGGCGACGGGACGAACGGGATCACGGTCAGCCAGACCGGGGCGCTCACGGCTGAGGGAACCGGGTCGATTACCGCGACGCTGGGCGACAGCGCTACATCCTTTTGGGCCGCCGGGCAATGTGAAGCTGCTCGGGGTTGCACGGGCGATGACACCAGCGGTACGACTGGGGTGCCTCGGATCACGGCTGGAAACTGGACCTATGATGCGGGGATCTCCCATCTCGCGGCTTCTACCTCAGCGGACTTGTTGGGTGTTTTGAATGATGAGACCGGCACAGGAGTGGCAGTCTTCGGAACTTCCCCTACCATCACAACCTCGCTATCCCAGGACGGCGACGCAGCCGATGCCGGGTACCTGCGGTTACAGAATGCCGCCACCATCGGATGGGAAGCCTCCCCCGCCGGGACCGACATCACCCTCACCGTGGATACCTCCGAAGTGATGCAGGCCTCGGGCACCTTCAATGCTGTCACCCTCACGGAGAGCGGTAATGCCGTTCCCAACGCGACTGACAACCTTTCATTCTTTGCCGCCACCACCTCATTGCAGTTACTTGGGGTCATCAGCGACGAAGTCGGCTCTGGCGCTTTGGTCTTCGGGACCTCGCCGACGATCACTACATCTCTTTTACAAGATGGGGATGTGGCGGACGCCGGATACTTCCGTCTACAGAACGCCGCCATCATCGGATGGGAAGCCTCGCCCGCCGGAACCGATATAACCTTCTCGGTCGATGCCTCCGAGATTTTCCAATTCAGCTCGATCGTGAATGTGACGACGGGGTTGAGGGTTGGGGGCGCGGCTACCACTGGGAACTACCTACGGGGCGACGGGACGAACTTCATCTCCGCCGCCATCGTCCACGGCGACCTCCCCGCCGTGGACCGCACGCGCCAGATCATGTTCATAGTCGGGGCCGACAACGGTGCGGTTATCGTTGACGGTGACGATCAAGCGACGATTTACATGAACAGACTCGGACAGGGGATCACGATCACAGAGGTTCAGTGCGAATCAGACGCGGGCAGCCCGATCATCAACTTACAGCGCGACGATGGCAGCCCGGCGAACATCTTGTCATCGAACCTGACATGCTCGACCTCGGGAGCGACGGGAACGATCGACACGAACGAGGACAACGTGGCAAACACCGAGCGGATCGACTACCTGATGATCACGGCAGGCGGGACGGCGAAGCGGATCACGGTGGCGGTAAAGTTCGTTGTGGATTAAGATGAGCCCAATTCTCGCCAATGACTATTTTCCGTACAGCAACGTGTGGTAAAATCGACGAAGGAGGGATGAAACATGGCTGAGGTGCAAGCAGGACTGACTGTCGATCAAATTGCGCAGATTGTAGCCCAACTCACTCAAGCCGTTGCGGCAGCCCAGGGGGCTTCCCAGACGGTTCAACAGGCGGTACAAACCGCCAACACTCTCATCGCCGACTTGACGCAGAAGACATCTGAGCAAGTCGCGTCCGGAGTCGCGGCCTCACAGGTCGAGCAGGCGGAGACATTCTCCGCCGAGGCGATCCAGGCGGCGGCGGCGGGCAAAACAGCGAGACTGCACTCGGCTGGGCCGGACCACGCCGGGACGTTGTTCAACAACTTGAAGTGGCTGTCGGATACCTGCCAGCTCACTCACTTCACCCAGCTCGCTCTTAATCAGGGGTTGTTCCAGAACGCGGCCAATCAGGCGCAGAAGGAACTGGCGACGCTCAACGCCGTAACGACTCAGCACCTACAAAACGCGGTGAACGCGGCCAAGCAGCTCGATACGATGTTTGCGTCCCATTATGCAGATGCGAGCAAGCAGACCAGCGCGCATAGCGACATCGCCACTGACCGTATTTGGAACGTCGATGAGCAGAGTCACATCGTAAGCGAGATTCTGCGGCAGAATACGTTCAAGGATGCGATTGCCGGGGCGGTGGCCGCGGCTGTAGCCGAGATTGTGGCGGGCAAGAAGACGGCGTAATCGGGCTAGGCCCTTCGGAGAAAACGCCGAAGGACGAGTATGAAAGGTGTCGGCTCAAGAGAGTTGTGTTTGCAATTCGCAGAAAGTAGGATGGCGATGAAACGGATTCTATCGGCTAGTGGGAGGGATTGAACATGGCAACCTACGGGATTCTATACAACCACCAAGACCTGACGGCAATCGCCGCCAACGTACAAACGAGCCTGACTGATGCGCGGCTTACAAATCAAGAGCGTCAGGTTGCCAACCGTCATTGGAACGCGGGCCTGAATGCCTGGTCCACCGCCCCGGTTGCTCCTTTGGAATGGCAGTCGGGCGATCCCGACACACGGGTCGTAGTAGTCAGCCACCCGCAAGTTAATATTCAACAGCTCATTGATCTCTTGCGGGCTGTGGGGACGCGCATCCCCGGTGCTTCCTACATGTTGGCGATTGCGGACGATATTGCAAGACCGAGTGGAGGTCAGCAACCGTGGCCACCGGCATGAGAACGATGCGGTATCTCGCTTGGGTTTTCGCCTTCGCTATTTGCTACAACGGCGCGGACATGCTCCAGATCCGCAAGGCCGTAGATCAAGGTAGGAGAGATGCCAGGATCGCTCCGACGATTCGCAAACTTGCGGAGCGTCTATGGCAGGCAGGCGTCAAGGATGCGGACAAGGCCAAGGAGGCGCACGTCATCTGTAGGGGTAACGGTGATGATCCCGACATGCGGCGGCTGGAAGTGACGGGGCCGCTCTACAGGCCGGATCTACGGAAGGTGCTCTACGTTATAGGCGAGACCGACAACGGCTACGCCAAGGCGCTGGCGGACGACATGGCCGGGGATCTGGAGGTTCGGCGGTGAAACTGCTGGCGCTGTTGCTTCTCTGTTTGCCTGCATGGGGGGCGCACACCTACATCACCGGCTTTGAGATGGGGAGCCTAGGAGAATTTCCTGTTATTGGCGGATTTCCAAGTATTCAGGGAACAACGGTCAGAACCGGAGCTTTCGCGCTGCAAGTAAATCCTACAGCCACCGATGGCTTTGTGAGGGTTCGGTCATTGGCGGCAGGCGGCGCGGAGAGGAATCTGTTTCGCTCAGCTCGCATGTATATGCGGATTGCGACGATGGTGGATACTGATTCTATAATACTAGCGATACTTGACGGTGCAAATTATAAACAGAGGATAATCCTATTATCCACCGGTGCTTTACGAGTGTCAGATGGTACTGTGACCGCAACAAGCACCAATCTTTTAACTGCCGACAACCAGTGGCATTTAATTGAATGGGATAACGGGTGGAATGTTGGCGGCGTGGGAATGCGAGTCAAGGTGGATTCTGTAGAGTGGGCGTCCGAAGCGACATCTACGGTACCCACTTCAGTATTTAATACTCTGCAGATAGGCGTAGGAGGTATAGCGACATTCCCAACATGCAATATATACTTTGATGATACAATCGCAAGTGACTCTAGCGCTTACTTGGGGGCAGGCCAAGCCATCCTCCTACGGCCTATCTCCGACAACACCGACGGGGCCTGGGTCGGCGGTGGCGGCGGTACATCGCTATTTCCTGCCGTGGACAACATCCCGCCAGTGGGCGTAGCGGAAGCCAGTGACACGGATACTAGCCAGATCAATTCCGCCAGCAAGAGCGGTACGGATGCGGTTATCATAAATACGCAGAGCTACACGACCGGCGGCATCGGGGCATCGGACACGATCAACGCGGTTATGGCGATCTGTAACGATGGGGAAGGGATTAACACAGGAACCAAGACCGGCACCGTTCGGATACAGGCGAACCCTTCTGGTCAAACAGGACAGAGTTTTGATTTTGGCGATAACGTGGGAGACATCGACACATTCCCGACGCGCTGGCGCACCCATATCGGCCCGGTGACCGCCAGTCCCTCTGTCACGCTTGGCAACTCGCCAACGGTGGAGGTAGTCAAGACAGACACTACCACGCGCACCGCCCACGCGGACTTCATGGGCATCTATGTGGACTACACGCCTGGCGGTCCAGCCTCGACTGTTCGCCGCCGGGTGACGATCGTACCATGAATAGAAACTTGCCATTTTCATCCTGATGACGTATTGTATCTCCCGATGGCCGCCAAGTCTGAGCGCATTCTGGGCAGGGTCGGGCGCGAGCTCAAGGCCAACCGCCCGCGCATCCTCAGCATGACCCGCCGCAAATATGGACCGGCCCGTGCAGAGCGACAGCGTAAGGCGATCCTGCTTAGCAAGGCCAGAAAACTCGGTGCAGACATTCCAATGAAAGGACACTTATGAAAGGCATGAGCAAAGGCATTCCCCGCAAGGGCGGCGGCAAGAAACTCGGCAAGGGTCTGGTAGTCGGCCCGGCCACCTCGCTGAAGTCCCCCAAGCGGTAAAGGAGGTCCACGTGGACGCCATGACTGCGATGCACCCGCTTCCTCCGCCTGGAGTCTCCCTCGATGCCGGGCCTCCCGCCCCTACGCCCCGTCCGTCCCGGTCAATCATGATGGGGTCGCCGGAAGGCGCAGGCCCGGCTCGCTCTCCTCAGATCATGGCCCTCCAGTTTACGCAACAGCTTGTCCAATCGGCCCAGGCCCTCGGATCGGTTCTCCCCATGCTGGCCGCGCCGATGAGCCAATTGTCCGCCGCTGTGCAACAGCTTGTCGCTCAGGCGATGGCGGAGGCCGTACAGCCAGCCTCGCCGACTGCCCCGCCGCCCCCCGGACCTCCGATGCTAGGCATGGGCGGCGGACCCCCCGGCCAGCCAACCTAGCTTCCCCCCTCTTTACAAAACCATTTACTTGATGTATTGTTCTACCCCGAAGGGACTGGATTCGCCCGAGCGGGCGATCCACTCTCCTAACTAGGTGCTGGCTCCGCTTCTGCGGAAGGCGCTGGCAGTTTGGGAGGAACCTGAATGACGCGGGAAGAAGCGAAAACGTACTTTACGAAGCTGGCTCAGGACGCGGGGCTGGAAGACGCCCAGAAAGATGCGGTCCTGAAGGCTTTCGATAACGACAAGTTCGTAGCGGGAGCAACCGATCCGCTGATGCGCCACGACGATTACAGCCGGAAGATGGATGAACTCGCCGGGGAGAAGAAAACATTGGCGGAGTGGTATGGCAAGGCCGATCAGGCTTACAAGACCAACCTTGCGGGCATCGAGACGCTCAAGCGGTACGAGCAACTCTACGGCCCGTTGGAAGGGCAGCAAGCGGCTAACAACGGCGCGAATGTCCTTACCCGGCAAGAGGTCGAACAATTGTTTGCCGTGCGCGATCAAGCCTACACCAACCTGCTCCACAACGGACTACGCATCGCGCAGGACCATCTTCACCGCTTCGGGGCGCCTTTGGACACGAGGGAGTTGGAAAAGTTTGCGCTCGATCGCAAGATCACTGACATGGATCGGGCCTACGAACTCTACGTTACTCCCAAGCTGGACTCCCAGAGGCAGAAGCAGGAGGCCGACCGAGAGGCAGCCATGAACGAGCGCATCAAGAGAGAGCGTGAAGAAGCTGTACGAGACTACGCCTCCCGCAACAAACTGCCTATCGAAACCGGCCCCAAACCATTCCACACCTTCTACGACCGCGAGGCTCCTAAAGAGGGCGTATCCGAGCTTGAGCAGGAGCGTTTCGCTCGCGCTGGTTTCCTGGAAGGGTGGGACAACTGGAAGCCCGGCACAGGGCCGGAGCCTTCCACCTAGTTAGGAGACACAACGCATGGCAGAGTTAAACCAATTAACGACTGCCACTCACCGATACATCAGAGCCAATCCCAAACTAGTTGACATGGCGTTTCAGGGCGGCCCCGTGGTTGCCTACGCCAAACTCAACGTGAGGGAGGACTTTCCCGGTGGGCGGCTTATAGGGGAGAACTTCAACTACGGAGTTCCTTCACGGTAACGTGAATGCAAAAAACCTTCTCTGATTGACTTGGATGCTGAGATGCAAACAGGGGCCAAGCTGGCAATTGAACCGATTCAACTAGCGTGGGCGGCTGGTTTTATCGACGGTGAGGGCTATGTTGGAGTGACCAGAAATTTCAACAAGGTACATCGTCGGATATATTACCGCATCATGCTGGATGCCGCGCAGATTCATCCTGAACCAGTTGCACGGTTACAGAAGATGTTCGGCGGTCGGATCAACTTCCGCGAGAACGACCACAAGGGTATATGGCAATGGCGGGTTTTTGGAGAATCTGCCCGCACTGCCTTACGCCTTCTGCTTCCATATCTGGTTGTTAAGCGACGGCAAGCTGAACTTGTGATGGACTTCAGTGAAGTAAGCCGAGCGCCTCATACCAAACTTGGAAGATACTGCCCGATACCACAAGAGATTTACGACCAGCGGCGAATGATTTGGGCGGCATTGGTTGAACTCAACGGAGGGCGTGCCTTGCAGGCTGAGAGACTAAGCGAGAAGGCTCCAGCGGCGGAAGCACTGCTGGATGGTGCGATAGTCCGGTCTCACGGGAATGACAACCGTGAGAGTTGTCCAGAAATGGGCAGCCGCCTGCTTCAATAGAAGCAGGTCATCAAGTAACAGATCGCTGGTACAACGGCCTGATCGGCGGGCCGTATCACATCGGCAAGGAGTTCGACATTACCGAGCCGCAAGTTGAGCAGCAGCTTCAGTTCACCATGCGGTTCTTTCAGGTCAACGTCACGCTCTCGAAAGAGGAAACCCAGGTTCTCAACACCGGCCCGGCGGCGGCTTTCCGGCTGATCGACAGCCGGATGCAGAACGCCTACGCCTCGATCGGCGCGCACATGGAAATCGGGATGTTCCTCAACGGAATCAACGCCAACTACACGGCCAACTTCAACGGTCTGCCGGAGGCGCTGAACAACAACGTGACCGCATCGTGGGACGGCAACACGTACCCAACCTACGGCACGATCACACGCGGCGGGGCTGTCGGGACCGTGCTCAACTCCGCTCCGAATGACGTGAACGGGACCATCGAGTACAACACGCTGGAGGAGGAGTTTCGAGCGGCAGAACCGGGCAAACC